ATATATTCAGAAAACCCATAGTTGCCGTATCTTTTAGATATTTGTTCCGCAAAATAGTTACATTCAATTATAGAATAAAAATGCATGTTTCCGCTTTCTAGTTTGCGAAAATAACCGGTGCCTAAATAAACCATAAGCAAAAAGGCGTCGATCATTCACTTTCGCGCCATCCAAGCTGTGGTCCCCATATACGCCCCGACTATTCCCGCGCCGGAAATATAGAATAAACTACTGATTTCACTCAAAGCTTGTATGCGTTCTACTGACACCCATGGTGTAAACATCGCCGCCGTAAAAACACCCATGCCAATCAGTGTAAACCGCGCCATACGCAATTGAGCCAAGCTCTTTCGCAAATCACGTTCTGTCTCTCGTATTTCTTTGGCGTGTTCTAATTCTTCATCTGTGATTTCGCCGTCACCGTCGAGATCATACCGCGCATACTCTGTGCCTTCTTGGAACTTTTTGCTCATTTCTGACTGTCCCTCACCGCTTTTAAGGTTTCTTGCACCGTCATCTCTTTCTTAGCGTTTGGATCATACTTGCACTGATATTCAGAAGGAATAAATTCCAAATACTCAAATATCTGAGATTCAATAGTGTAGTTTTGCCCGCGGAACACACAAACTACCTGACGGTTGTCCATCTTTTCGCATTTAACTTTACGACAGGTTGTCATTTGTTCGGCGTTAGCAGTATGGGACTTTAATAACAGCACAAAAATAACCAAAGCTGTCGTGCCTACGGCTGCGGTAAGTACCCACGCCACGATTTCAACAAACTTTCGTCTACGCTCACGCTGGCGATACAATGTTTCTTTACGCCTTTTGCGTATTTGCCCTTCCATTGCTACAAGTTGATCCCATTTTGACTTACCCATAGTCAAAGAAATCCACTGTTGTAACTCGTAACGTTGTTGCTGCGCCTTCTGCTTGTTGGCAAAAGTCGTTATGGCTTCTTGCTCTACGCTTTGACCACCGAACAGTTTTTTAAATATAGGGGGGTTCTTTGCCTCTTTCTCCATCTGATCAAGGTCAGATAAAGCGCCCATCCATCTTGACAGGTCAGAGGCCATAGACTCAATGTCACGGCCAATGGCGAAGCCCTTTTTAAGGGCTCCAAATGCCGCCGAAGCGGTTGCCATTGCAGATACCGGATCCATTTAATTTTTTACTCACAACCCATGTAGCTGCCACCTTTTGTGGCAGCACCCATGCCGCGAACAGTCATCTTCTTCATGCCCGTAGGGGTTTTTACTTCTTTTGCCCCGCCGTATGGAATACGACCCTGCTTGTCAATCTCCGCATACGGCTGTGATTTTGGTGCCGCTGCGGGAGTATTGGTGACAATTTTTACCACGCTCATTCTACACTCCTTTGTTTCAAAAGTTCTCTTTCCATTGCCGCATTGATTCTAGATGCCGTCTGCTCTTCCTGACTTTGGATGCGTTCGTCAAACTGGCGAGACTTATCCATCATCTGAGCTTCTTTCAGGTTAAGCTCACGCTCTTCCATCATCTTGTCGTTCTCTTCCCTAACCGCATCTAGCTGCAGTTCCTGTTGTTTCAACTGAACTACAGGGTCTGGCTTGCCACCGCCGGACAACTGGCGACCAAGGTCTTGAACCGTCTTCATACCCTCTGCCATAAACTGCGCGGCCATGGCATCTAGCTGTATTTGCGCCTGCGGCGGCAACTGCTGCTCTTGACCGGTTAGACCAAGCTGCTGCATCGCCCGTTCGCGGGACTCAATCTGCACGTGCTGCATGACATGCTTCTGAAGCGCCACCGCTATAGAGGGGTTTGCTCCAACAAGAGGTGACCCGGCAAAGACCAAGTGCGCTAAAATGTGCGCCTGATGACTCTGCATTGGGAAGGCCATGAGTCGTACACCATCAAGGGCATCCATGTTCTCTTGCGCCGGGTCTTTCGGAACGGGCTGTACGGATTGCTCGTTCTTCAGATACTTGTCAATATCCCGAACACCCAAAGCCTCATACATGTCACGATACACTTCATACATGTTGTGCATCTGTGGAGCCTGTGCCGCTAACTGCATCTGCGTTTGAGCAAGTGCAATACGCTGCGCTTGTGAGAAAACATTAGGATTCGATACCGGGATCACGTCAATCCGGTCATCAAAATCCTTTGCTTTTACCGCCGCATCAACACCCTCCAAGGCATATGGATATACCGGCGGCAAACTCTCGCCCATTACCTTGGCAAGAAGCTTGAACTCTAAACGCATCGCATAATGCAGGCGTTTATGCACCGCACTCATTACACGAGAACCCTGCTCCATAAGGGCGATTGTAGTGCCTACAGCGGCCTGCTGGTTGCCATCCCCGACCTTCATGTCAGTTATGGTGGCAAACCGCCTTCCCGCGTCCACAACGAAGCCTAGAAGCTGAAAGAGCGTCTGGTCCGGCCCCTTGAACGGCAGCGGCATCAAGCTGTCACGGATAGCCCCGCCCGGCGCATCTACGTCCCTGAACTCACCCGGCTGCAGCGGATCGTCATCGTCCCTGATCCGTAGGCCGCGGGCCTTGAAGCCTGCAGGCAGGTTCGACAACGTACCCGCGTCAATCAACTGCCGCAGTGCCGCCGTCGCAGAACGAGACAAGCCACCAATGGTGTGAATCAAACCCAAACCGTAAAAACCAAAGCCCGGCAAGAACTTATAGTGAACAAAATACTGTATTTTCTTCTTGTCGGGGTCATCTTCGCGATAATTACGACGAATTGACAGAATTTGCCCGTTATCCTGACTAATCGTCACGACATAAGGCAATTTTATGCCTGTCGGCTCCCCGTCTTCACCCATATCCTCGAATCCTTCCAGATCCAAGTCTGCGTGACACTCCAACAATGTGCAATCATAGTCCACGGACGACGGTTCAATGCCCGTTATCCGGTTCAATTCGTCGGATAGATCGTCTGTGTCTGATTGTTGTGGCAAAACAGGTATGTCCCTGTAAAAACCGCCAATCTGACGCTTCCGAAGGTCGTTCAAGCTCATCCGAACAACATGCGTGATGTTCGGACACGTCTCTAAATCCGCGGTATCATAGGGAACAACAAGATGCTCTGCAGGAACGAACTTACTAACCGCACGATCCATGCTCTCATCATAGTAAACCTTCTTAAAAGTGCTGCCCGCCAGCGGCAAATAGAACAACATTTGATCAAATTCAGGCGTGTACTCCTCCATCACGTTCGTGATGTAGAAATTCATAAAATCTTTTACGCGCTGGGCCTGATCTGACGTCGCACTGTTCTGCGAACCAACTATCGCAGTCCGCACGGGCCCTCCCGGCGGCAACAACTCATTGAACGCTTGGGCCTGAAACTGCACAGCAGCTTCCGCCAAAAGGGGATGGGTGACGCCAGAAGCACCTCTAAACGGCTCAGTCCTTTCGGAGTAGTTGAACCCAAGTAATTCCAAGCCATCCGCGTATGCATCCTCCCATTCTTGGCGACTCGCCTTGTTTGCATCGTAGTCCGCGGTCAATTCACTGGCAACCGCGCCCAACTCACGCTCGTCCATATCTTCTGCTAAGTTTTCAGAAAAATCTCCGCTGGGCATCTCCGACATAGGGTCAAAATCAACGACTGCACCGCCCATTTCATCCACTTCAATGTCAATATCAGAAGCTTCGCCCGACATGTCTAACGTGCCGGGGGCCTCAATCTCAATCTCTGCCAGCAATTCTTCTGTTTCTACTTGCGGATTCTGGTTCTCTACAAGCGAAATGGGCGGTCTAGCCATGATAAACCCTCAAAAATTTATTTACTGTACCATATAAGGTATAAAACCGGCAACGCCGCTATCAATAGGCCGTCCCTGTGGCTTAATGTTGTCGCTAAAACCTCGCGCTACCGTAGAAGCCTCTGCTTCCGTGTCAAAAACTAAATATTCCCCACTGTCAATCGCCCGATTAAACGCGGGCTTGTCGTCAAGACGCGTGAGCCGCGGGCCATCCGGCGTCATCGTAGGAAAAATCGTAGGATAAACATAATACTTGCCATCCATTTCAGAGTCCGACAAACGCATTGTTTCGTTGTTCGCAGTCTTTGGAGACTTGGGATCCAAAACTCTCTTTATAAACAACGGCATACGGCCTGTTCTGTTTACTGCGTCGGCGACAAGTTGAAATGCACGATCTGCAGATGATACGTCGCCACCGTCCTCGTACAATTTGGCACCGGGCCGCGGACCAAAGCGCATTCTGTCTACAATGCCCTCATAGAGATCTAAATCAGGCCCCGTCAATGGCCCCCGTCTTAGTCTTTCTCTAGCGGCTTCTCTAAATTGGTAATACGCGTCGTCGCCCGCAAGCCGCGCAGTAACTTGCCCTGTTCTCTGGCGAGAGCCGGGGACACCCTTATTAGCAAGCTCTTTAATTATATTAAACAACTCATCTCGCTCGTTGCGATATTGCCGGAAAAGATCGTTGTATGCTTTTGCATGACGACCCTTGTTGACTTGACCAGTAAGCGCCCGTTCTCTATCGGTGTTGCTGTCAAAAATCTGCGCCAAAGCGGGCCGGAGATATGCCGCCGGGACTTCGTCCACCCTCTCATCAAATTTATCTTTAGACCCATGAAGTTTGTTCATGGCAGCGGTTACTGCAAACTGAATTGTTAAATACTGCTGTTTTAAATCCCCTTCCAAGAAAGCCTTGGGAGAACCCACATCTGGGAAAGGATCGCCTGTAGCCGGAAGCGAATTGCGCCTAAACACACCGTCCTCGTCGATATACCCAAGCAACTCCACGATGGCGGCGGCATTAGGGCTTTGCAAAAACTTGTCTGTTAGTTTTTTAGGGTCAGCAGGTTTATTACCTAATATCCCCGATTGAGTAAGATACCCGGTTCTTGCCAATTCAATTCTGTTTAAATCAATGACCTGCTCCGGGGTGAACATGTCATTAAAACTGACCAAGTCTATTTCAGTCGGCAAACTTGACTGCCCGAAAGGTGACTTAAACTCAAAAAATGGTGCAAACTTTCTCGACTCCCCAGTGAAAGAATCCCGCAAAATTTGTGTCTGTAACTCTGCAGCCTCTCTGCGAACCAACCCTTCGTAAGGGCCAACCTTTAAAAGCGACTTAGTCGTGGAAAATTTCTTTGCAGCGTCGTACAAACGCCTGCCGTCAGAAATAGCCGCAGAACCTTCGGGGTAAAGCTCATCTAACCGCAAATAACCGTCCCGATAGCCTTGAACTACGTTTTTCGCAAAACCCCCAAGGTATTCTTCAACAATAGACAAACTTTTTTGGCCGACGGCGGTGGGGTTGTCCACAGCTAAAGCCATCATTCGCATGGATTGATCAACGCCGTCTTTAAAATCTAAACTGCGCGGGTCGAACCCACTCACAGCGGCCATCGCCTCGTCAGCTTTCCTTGCAAACTCTGTAGATTTTTGTTCAAAATTTAAAGAAGCAACAAGATCTTCTTCTTCTCTGTCAGTCAAAGGACGAACATTCAACGCATGAGATGCGTCTTCTGCGACATGAACTTCACTTTCATTAAATTTTGTGTTGGGCTTTCTCAAAAGTGGTTTGTCCGGGTCATACGCAGCTAACAAATACTGCGACGGCGACAGATCCTGAACATCGTGCATGGTCATTTCACGTGGCGCATACACAGGGTAACCATCCGCGTCCACTTCGCCCGTCTTTACAAAAATATTTTCTTTTGGCTCTATGGCGACAACGCCCTCTGTGCGATCCGCGGCACGTGGGCCAAGACCACTTTCTGTTGCAGTGAAGGTTGTCAACGACAACACAGGGTCTGTACCCACAGAAAATCCGGGCCGATTTATTTCTGCGCTGGCGGCACGACTGTCGGAAACAATGTTTCTAACCCGGTTACTAAGGCCAAATTCCTTAACCAAATCACCAATGGTCATGTTTGCACCTTCCGCCGCCTTCAAAACTTCTGGTGAAATAGCGTAACGCTCCGAAGGAGAAACTAATGCGGGTGCGCCTCTGTATGTGTCGTACATCGACGCAATGCCCCCGCCGATGCCAGTGCCAAAAAAGGCTTCCACCATATGGTCAGGCACATTCTTTTGCCCATCATAATACTTAATACCGTGGGCCAACCCTCTTATGCCGCCTCTGCCGCCGCGCAGGGAGCGTGTGGTTACGGGCTTGCCCCCGCCCAACATACCCAAAACGGTGAAATTTGAACCGGGCGCACCTGCTTTTGTTTCAAACTCAGGGTCAAACTCTTGGTTCCGCGCATCAAATGACCCGTCATCTATGGCTTCGTCCAAAACACTTAAATTATATCGCGCTTCGTCATAATCTTTTCGGCCCAAAGCTACGGCAAAATTACGCGCCGCAAGCTGCAACTCATTAAATACAGGAAGATTAGCGTGAAAAGCTGCGTACTCTCCCAGCCCCTTGTCTATGTTTTGTTCAAACTCCTCCAAAGTTGTAGCTTTGGCGGCCTCTCCACGTTCTTTTGCAGTTTCAAGATCAAACCTATAATTCGTTTGCGTGTTTTCTTGAATTTCTCGTTCAAAACCATACGGGCTGTTTAAAACACGGGTAAGATTTTTAATCTTGGTCTTTGCGTTACTTGAGAAATCGCCGCC